AAACTGCCTACGATTTGCAGACAATTTGTAGTGCGTTTATTTATGCGTTTATTTCTTGATAGCCACACGCAGTTTTAAATGTGTTGCGGTTAAAGCGTGGGTTTTCTGTTTCTAATGCGCCAATAAATCGCCAAGTTAAGGAATCAGCAATTTGGTCGCAATCGTTATTACTACCTCTAATTGAATTAATTACAGTTGCAATTAATTCGTAGTCGCTTTTTGTCATTGTCATTTTTGTCCCTTTCGGTTAATAGGCTGTCCATCATCAGTAACCGTTGCCTAAGCGGTTAGACGGCGCTGACTTTTAGTGCCAACGCCGTTTCGGAATATTTATGTCCCTAGTTATTAAGAATTTGTGGAATGTGTACCACTATCGGTGTGCCAAACCGACCTAAGAGGTAATTCTCCATGCCGACTTCCGCCTTATTTGGAGTGCGCTGATTAGCAACTACTGTGGGTGCCTTTTTCTGTCACCTGCTAGGACTTACCCGTTGCGTGCGTTCCCTTATTTGCGTGTCATAACTCCGTGTAATGTTTTATATCGGCTAATTGTTAACCTTGCCGAATACCAAAAATCTGCCTATATTTTGTTAGCGTAATTAATAGCGACTAACGGATAATGCTGGCTATTTTCGGACTTGCACTTTGTTACTGGATACTCTGAACGGTGCAAATAAATAACTAATTTGCCTACCGTTTATGCCTCCCATATGTCAATAGCAAAACTCAAACTCGCCAGAGCGGTGCGGTCCCTTGGGATTAATGCCGATGCCTTCACCGAGTTTTTATTTTGCTATTTAGTTGTCATAGTAGTGCCGTGTGGGTAATTTACTTCTCTAGTCCCTAAGTTGGGGTGCCGAAGCGTTAATCCCCTGCCGTTTTAACGGGTAAAGGTTTGACTAGATTTTCTAAAACCACTATTTAATTTTTTTACTACTAAGAGAATTGTATCACACCACGCCGAAGTGGGTTTTAGAGGGTCATTTAAACGCCGTAGAAGCCCCATAGGGACACGCAGATAATGAAGTGGTAGGTAGATACCAAACCAGTAGTGCTAATGACAGGTAGTAGGCATTTGTTCGTTCCACGACACATTACAGGCGCACAAACCATTACACGCCAGCCTATTTGATTACCTACGCTGAGGCGTATCTATACTTATGTCTATGGCTAATTCAATTCCAAACGCAAAATCTAGTTATACGCATATTGAATTGCGTTGCGGTGGATTAGTTGTGCAAATTGGGACAGAAACAGAATATCCAGATTTAGTTGATGATTTAGCAAATAGAGCAATTATGGTTTATAAAGAAGCAATGGCGCACGCAAAAGAAAATGGTATTGATGTTAGTGATATGCGGTTAATTACCACCGATTACGGTGATGAAGAAGATGACGAATAGTGTGCCTAAATTGTGGCAGTTGTAGTAGAGAACACGCACTCACTATTGATGATGCGGTTGATGCCGTATTAGATAGCCCGCTTTAATCCAACCAAACTTTATATTCTGCGGTAACACGACCTTTAATTGGGTCAATAAAATGCAAACGCTGGCTTGGTATTGCGCTGGCGGCTAATAAATCTCTGGCGTATCTATTATCGCTTTCCGTGCTACCTGTTTGGTAAATAGAACCTAATCCATTAGCCATAGGCCAACATGCGTGCGTGTGATAATGCCCCACATATACATCTCTGAACTCCCATGGATATGCGCCTGACCGCCAACGATTAGCGTGTTGAACAATGGCTGTTGGAGAAGCAAAGCCATTTCTTCCTACTTCATCACCATGTATTAATAACGCACGGTAATTACCAATTTCAACACGCTGGACATCTTCGGGACAATCTTGCCAAGTTAATCGTTTTTCATCTTGTAATAATTGGCGTGCCAATTCATAGCACATACGGTCAATATTATCGTTGCGTGGAACATCTGCTCTTTTATTACCAATTCTTCCGTGATTACCCCATTCCGCTACCACTAATACATTTTCATAAATAGCAAGTGCCTGTCTAATGGTGTCGGTAATTAATCTTGATACTGTTACATATTGTTCAAATAAAGTGGCATCTACTTCGTGTAATTGTGCTGGGTAATTAAATAAACCTTCCACCATATCGCCACCAAATAAAACAACCACATCTTTAACTGGGTGGTCAGCACGCTGGATTTCTGTAATACGGTGTGCTTTCTTAACAAATTCATTTACACGCTCACGCATTATTTGTGAGTTATATGTGGTTGTTTTTTTACTACCTTGCCAATCCGTCATATGCCATAGCGCAATCTCGGTAGATTTCTTACGCTTATCCATAATAGGTGCTTCAACTGTTTTAATTGCGCCCATAGCCAATGTGGCATCTTTGGCGGCTTGTATAGTTGCTTCTACTAATTCTTGTGTTCTATTTTTGGCATCTTTTAATTGTTTTTGAGTTCTTACTAACGCTTTGCGTAATTCCACAACATCAGTTGATGCAATTTCGTCAGGAAAATCCTCTAAAACTTCTTTTAAACTCATTTAGATTTGCCTATATCATAAAAAGAACAATTGTGTGCATGTTCTGTATATCCAATTTTATCTAACCAATTATCTTCATGTTCAGGGTTTTTAAATGCACGAACTGTTTTAAAACTATCCATCATCAATGCCACTTTATAAGGTTCAATAGCGTTAATACCTAATAAAGCACCCCATATTTTACCTATTGCCATAAAGTTTTGATAGAAGTCGCCGTGGTTCATTTGGCGTTGTTCTAATATCTCATTTATTTTTTCGTTGCGCAACGGCATTGTCCTCGTCTATGAACATTAAGTGTTGGTTCGCCTAATTTAAAACCTTCCGCTCTTAATGCTAAACAAATTGTTTGTGTTGCTACATTATTTTTTAAAGCATTATCAAATGCTTCTTTATCTTCTTTAGATAATTTTCCATATAGCGTTATAACGGTGCAAACTTCTCCACCTTTAAATCGGTTTTCTTCTATTGCTTCTGCTAACCCCATAATTACCTACCTTTCCTTAACAGAATTATACACACAAAACTGTTAGGAAACCTGTTTAGAATTGCCCTTAGAAATCATGGCGCAAGTGGCACATCTACGCCCACGCTGACCTTTTACATACCGAGTATTCTCAGGCGTAAATTCATGCCCATGTTTACAATGCGTTCTTGCACTACGAGCCTTAACTAACAAACTTCTCTTTATATTATTAGATTGAGTAATGGCTTGTAAGTGGTCAGGATTAACACAACTAGGGTTTCGGCATATGTGGTCTATTATCAAATCTGGCGGTATTGCACCTTTAGTGCGTTCGTAAATCCATCTATGAGCAGTTACCGTTTTGCGGTGTTCATTGGTGAATAACCCGTAACCGCTTTTAAGTTTAGAGGCGTTCCAAATCCAGCACCCATCAATAGATACGGTGAATTTGCTATAAAACCTTCCAATAATATTCATAATAAATGCCTCTGCCTTAGCGATTGACTTCCCCTGTCCAATCGCTAAGGCAAAGCGCTATTTAGTTTTTTTCTTGCTAGCCGTCTTTTTGGCGGCTTTAATAATCTCTGCTTCTAATGTATCTGCAACTCTACCAAAGGTAGGGTCATTTGGGTTAATAGCACGAATAGCAGGACCAACTACCGCAACCGCACCAGCCAATAAAATGGCTTGAATATCTGTTTCTCCGTTAATAGCCGCAAATAAAACTACTGATAGAAATGTGCGACCATATGAAGCAAGTATTGCTTTGATATTTTGTGTATTCATTTTTACTCCTTTGGGCGAGCAATCGCCATTATTGTTTTGTAATCACGCTTTTTTAGGTAATAGCCATCACCATTTGATTGACTACCACTTTTACCGCTTGATGTGTTGCCTTCATAAACTTGTAGATATTTTAAAGCGGTGTTATGCCACTTAACTATACCCACATGGTCGGGTTGTGCATCATCATCAAATTGAAAAAATACTAAATCACCAGCCTTTGCTTGCCCAATAGGCACTAATTGATTATTTTTAGTTAAATACTTCAACCATTCATCACAAGACGCATAACCTTTTGGTTTTGCAGACACTGATTTTATAATTCCAGCGTCAAAAAACATCTTAGAAGCAGATATGGCACACCACGGTTGATTATTCAAACCAAACCATTTACCGAAAGTTGTATCGTTATTAGTGCCTTCTGTGTAATCTAATGATGCTTTACACGCATTTAATACTTCTGAAATTTTACTCATTTGCTTCCTTTTCTGGTTCTACTGGCTTAGGTTTAGATTTTAGCCCATTTGCACTAACTATGCCTGAAAGAGTGCCTGTTAAAAATACAGTTAATGTTGATACTAAGTCAATAAATGCGGCATCATTAGGTGCTTGTTTCATAGGTTGCGTTACAAACACTAATGCCCAAAGTAAAGAACCAACAGATAAAGTAAAAGTTAAACCAAGCATTAATCCTATTGAAACTATTAAGCGTGCGTGTAGTTCTTCTGGCGTATATTTACTTTTGCGCATTTTCAAATATTTCTGGTAATAAATCTTCTGGACAAGTTCCGTAAACATCACAAGTTGGGTGTTTGCATTGTTTTGTTTCCCAATTTTTTACTTCTTGACATGGGTATCGCACCCAACCTTGATAAGTGCAACCAGTTAAACTAACTGCGGTTAATAAGCAGGCTATAAATTTCATCAACACGGCTCTCCAACCGATTTACTTGGTCTTTTAATGATTGTCCACCATTAGGTCGTAATTCATACAAAAAGCCTTTTATAATAAATTTAACACCAATAAAAATACCAGTTAATATGGCAATAATGCCAGCGCCAGCACCAACCCACATAGAAATATCCATACCAAATCCTAACACTATAATGTAATGAAAGCAGAACCGTTCCAGTATTTAACACTGTTAGAATTAGTATCGTAGAAAATATCGCCAACTCTGGGATTTGTGGGCGTGTTTGTTAAAAAATTAACATTTGGCGCAGTAAATCTAACCGCAGTTTCTAATTTTAATAAGCGTTGGTAAATATCGTTAAAAATAACTCGCAAATCAGGTGGTTGATTAATATATGCCATTTTTACCTCAATTTGTAGTGTTAGTTAAAGTAATTGTTACACGCTCTGGTCCATCTTCACCAGGTTCAACATTAAATCCTACAATACGGTAAACCTCGTCAAAGCCTTCGGGAAAGCGTGGGTCGGTAATAATTAATCTAGCATCATCACCAATATCATATGTGCCAAACTCTGGGTCAATATAGGCAGGAACTACTATTTTAATAATAGGTGGCGGTGTTGCTAGTGCTAATACTTGTCCTAAAGCCAAATTATCTAATACGGCTTGGTCGGTAATATCTGAGTAATTGGTTTGTCCTTCTAGTGTTGGAAAACCATCAATAATTGAAGTGCTATCTACTGCTAAAGATGTTAATTTGCCTTCATTAGAACCAGCACCAATTACATAAAGAGTATTAACGGTAATTGAACCATCTTCGGGATATTCATATTCAACTATATTGCCAGCAGGTAAATTAAATACT